TAAATTAGGAGGAAAGAATTCATGGAAACTATAGGTGAGTACTGCCTGGGAACACCGGAATTTACTAATATAAAATGGAAACCTTCACTTATCAACTACAAATCTACGAATTACGTACCGCTTTATCATGCACACCCAGGAGATAGTGGGGTAGATCTTACCTCTATGACTAATACAACAATCTGGCCTTTCTGTCGGGCAATAATCCCTACAGGGGTATGCCTGGAACTCACAGAGGGTCTAGAGGGGCAGGTGAGGCCAAAAAGTGGTTTGATGTCAAAAGGACTTATGGCTAGCTTTGGTACTATTGACCAGGGTTACCGCGGGGAGGTTAAAGTTGTACTATTTAATTTCTCTTTCTGGCCGAAAGTTATAAAAGTGGGGGACTATATCGCACAACTAGTAATCTCTAATGTAGTTGAAGTAGAGTACAAATTGGGAGAAATTCACTGCGATACACCCAGAGGCGCAGATGGTTTCGGGAGTACAGGAGGAAAATATGAAAGCTAAGGAACAGCGGGAAAAGTTGATGGAAGACTTGAGGAATTCTCTTAGTTGTGGTGATGGGGGCTCTCTCACCTACTTCCAGAAGAGGCCATACACAATGGTAAAAGTAGTTTTACTTTTTAATCAAGAAAACCAGTACCACGTAAAGCTTCTCAGTGGGTTGGGTTTTACGAAGGTAAACTACCCTGATACATGGAATCCAAAATACGGATTGGAACTTGCTACTACGAAAGCTCTAAAGCATATTGTAAAGCAGATACTAAAATGAATGAAACACTAAATGCATTCAAGAATTACTTGCTTGAGCTAAAAAAGTTAAGGCTAAACTACGTGAAGCAAGTGCAATCCCTCCCCACAACGTGGGATCCACCTACTGCACGAAACGAGTACTACGAGGGGTGTTTGGATACCTTAAATAATGTTCTGCTAGTGTTTTCCTCCTTCTTCGAAGAGGATGGTAAGGTCAATGACGAAAATAACTAGAGAAGTCTTTGTGTGTTGTATTTGCGGAAAAGAATTTGAAAAAGAATCAGATAGTACTAAGTGTGAGATTGGCCATGATATCGTATACATCGGCATGGAGAGATCCCTCTGGAAACAGATTCCAAGAATACTGGAACAAGCTTACTTGCTGGGTGTTGATTTTGATCCGCAAATTTACAAAGTAATGAAAAATATTAAGGAGAGTGTTAGGAAATGAGAATAAATATAGAGGGTGCAGATGAGGTTATGATCATCGAGGATGATCTTGCAGTGGGTGACCTTGTACTTTTTACATCAGTAGTTCTAGTAAAAAGAGTAGAAGATGACTCTGCTGATGTGGATGTTATCGTAAATAACATGTCTGTTATTGCCACTTCCAAGGTATTTGAGGAGGCAAAGGTTGACCACCAATCATAAAATTTTCTTCGGTGACAGTAGAGAGTTACTTCCAACTATAAAAGAAAAGGTAGCCCTAGTAGTCACTTCCCCCCCTTATAATGTAAATAGAGAATATGAATCCTATTTGGAAACCGAGGGGGACTTTTGGAACATGATGACGGAGGTATTTTCTCTTTGCGCCGGTGTAGTAGAACCCTTCGGTAAGATGGCAATAAACTTTGCAGATAGGTTTGCAAATGCTGCTACAAGGGGTAGGGTGATGGAAATACTTTACCAGAATCATTATGATAGAATCATGAGTAGTTGTGGGTTTGACCTCTGGGTAAGAATTATCTGGGATAAAGTCAAAGTTTATGATAATGCATCTCAACACTTGGCTGGACCACAGAATAAAACTGGACAGATGAGAGTTGCCCCAAATTGGGAGTATGTCTTCGTTTGGCGAAAACACTCATTAGGAAAGCCGCCAATAAAAAAAGTAGATATGACCGACAAAGAAAGAGTAGAATGGACAGATTCTATATGGCATTTTCCATCTGTCCCAAAAAATGAAGTTGTAGGGGGAAGCAAAACATCCAAATTTCCAGAGGAGTTACCAAGAAGATTAATCAAAATGTACTGTGTACCAGGAGATCTTATACTTGATCCCTTTGGGGGAACCTGTACAACAACAAAGGTAGCTAGAGATCTCGGTAGAAATAGTATTTGTATTGAAAAGAATCTTGATATGGAAGGTTATATCAGGAAATATTTGGAGGGAGGTCAGGGGAATATGTTTCAGGATAATGCGGAGGTAGAGTACATCCATGTCTAATCATCTATCTGTTTCTTCTATCGACATGTTGGTTCGTTGCCCACGGCAATATGAGTACCGCTATATCATGGGTTTGAAGATTCCACCAGGAGTGGCCATGTTATTTGGTTCAACATATCACAAGACGCTAGAGGAAAACTTTAGGAATAAAATTCATACAAAACAGGATTTTCCTCTTAGTGCCGCAAAAGCAATATTTTCAGATGAGTGGGACCACAATACCAGCCAAATAAACTGGCTACTGGAGCCAGTAGATGGTGGATTTCTTAAAGATCTTGGAATTGGTATGATTTCTGACTATCTAAAAAATACTGCGCCAAAAAGATATCCGGTAGCAGTAGAGTATGAATTTAATATAAATTTTCCTGATGTAGAATCTGATTTTGTAGGTAGGCTGGATTTTATCGGGGAAGGTAATTATATCCTGGAGCATAAGACCGCCAACAGGCGGTGGCCGCAGTCCAGAGCTGATAATTCTATACAGGCTGATGGATATGCTGCGGCATATCTAAATCTTTTCGGCGAACTACCAAATCAAATAATCTATGACATCGGCGTAAAGACCACTAAATCTCCTACACAAACACTCTACACCACTAGAACCCTGGATAGGGTTAAAGAGTTCAGAGAGAGAATCTTAGATTGTGAAAAACTAATAAATGCAGAGGTTTTTCCTAGGACTGGGGAGGATAACTGGTGGTGCTCCCAGGCTTTCTGCGGCTATTACCCCGCCTGCAAACATGGGGTGCCAGTGCATCAACTGAATGTTTATAGAAATGGGGGAATTTAAATCGTGAAAACGGATAAGGAGGTTAAAGAAGCATTTGGTCTTATAGGATTCTCTATTCGGCAATGTCTTCTTTGGCGCGGATTATTAGTAAAAAACAATGATGTCTGGGGTACTATCATTATGGATAGGGAGATCCAATCACTACGATCTTTAGCACTAGGAATTCAATGGGTTACATGTAAAAAGGGTGATAAGGATATCAAGGACTTAGTAATTGAGCTTGCAGAAAGGGGGAATAGTAATGTTAGGGTTAATTAGATCTACGAATAATTCTGGTTGTGTAATCTGCGGGAAATCGAAGCCATCAAGATTTTGGTTCTGTAAGCCATGTAGTGTACAGTGGGGGGTGTACCGCAAGCCTTACAAGAGCTGGCCATCCTGGATTAGATTCCTAATTAATGATAAGATGAAGGAGAATTACAGGAACCGTAATGCTGTGGAAATATCAGTTGATCCAGATATAATCGAGTACCTTGTTGGCGAAGATTTTGTCTCTAGAGATGGATACTTTACTAGAATATGAAAACATAGATAAAAAATACTCGGATTCACTTCTATTAAGTAGAGGTACTAATAGTATTGCTATAGGGAGGTTCTATGGATGCAGTAGAAATCATAGAAGGAGATCTTGTAGACCAGATAGACCAACGGATTATAGAGTTGGGGAATGACTACGATTTTTCTGAGCTAAAACTTAATGATAAGGAATTACTTAGGAGAATGGCAGCCCTTACAATCAGATTGGAAAGTGGTGAAAAAGAATTAGAGAAGGGAATTCGTGCCAAGGAGTTTGACTCTAATGAGGCTCTCAAAGAGGAACAGCGTCTTGGTTTGATGCGCCGAGATTTGGTGCTGATACAAGAATCTCTGGGCATGTCCAGAGCAAAAAGAGTAGAGAAACTAGAGAATAATCCTCTGGCAATATTTATAGATATTAAAGCCAGAGCTAAGAGATTCCTGTATGAGAGATTCTGCCATATATTCTGCCCTTCATGTCATCAGCTAATTGCTGAGATTCATTTCTCCTGGCCAGAGGAGAAGTCCTCACTAACGATCACCTGTGGTCGATGTAAAACGAAAACTACTCTGACCGGAAAAGAAATGTTAAAAAATGAAAGTGAGAATCCATACAAATGATTGTAGAGAAATTAACCGAAGAAGAATTAGCTCTCTATGAGGTATTACGAAATCCGGTATTTTGCGGAGAGTTCCTGGCATCTCTTGAGATGGATGAAGAGGTCATCGGCGCAAAAAAATTTGAATATACAGACTACCAAAGAGAATTCTTACTAGATTATTCTCCCCAGGTAAATATACACGCGGGAAGAGCCATCGGTAAATGCCACCACAAAGATTCAAGAATATTGAATACAGAAACGGGAGAGTATTCTACGGTAGAAGAATTGTCTAAGGGACACCCTATCCTCATCCCCTCGTTAAATGAAGAATCCATGAAACTTTCCCTATCAAGGGCCCTAATTGAGTATAATGGTAAATTTCCATGCCTGGAGGTTACACTAACCAAAGGTTTCAGAAATGTTACCACCTTTGAGCACCCTTTCTACACTAACTATGGTTGGGTTGAGGCGCAAGACCTAAAGGTTGGGGATTTTGTAGCGATACCCAATGAACTACCATTCTTTGGGTCAGGGTCTGTAGACGATCTTGATATGGCTATGATTGCTCATTTTATTGCCGAAGGAAGTTATCACCAAGGATCAATTACAACAACAGAACCAGAAGTAATCAAGGAGATAACAGAATTTGCAAATAGACATAAATTCAAAATCAAGGTATATGGAAAAATAACCTATCATATGAGTTATGGCAACTTTAGGGGAGGTGCTCCGAAAAATTACTGGCTACGGTTGCTGGAAAGGTGTGGTTTAAGAAATTGTCATTCTTATGATAAGTTTATCCCCAAGGAATTCTTCTCCTTTAACAAAAAGACCTTGGCGATATTGCTAAATAGACTCTTTTCCGATGATGGTTGGGCAACAGAAGAAGAAGTTGGCTATGCTACAACTTCTGAAAGATTAGCCAGAGATATCCACCACTTATTGTTAAGGTTTGGGGTGGTTGCATCCCTTGGTTATAAGAAAAATAAGTGTCTTGGTTGTTGGTGGTTAAGTATCAAGGGTTATGCCAATTTAGTAAAATTCCGCGACGGTATTGGATTTTTTGTTCGGCGAAAGCAAATGAATCTTGACAGGGCTATTATCCGTTCTGAGAATACCTACAATCAATCCGATTTAATCCCCATTCCAACTTTTAGGAACTACAAAATGAGCGTAAAGGGAAGAATGTTGGATAGAGGGGTTTTTGCATCTTGGGCTAAGAGTTTAAGATACTTCCCGACCAGAAACAAAAAACTCCTAAACAGAGATTCCGAATTTACTAAATGGGAAACAGCGGATATTTATTGGTTAAGAGTAAAATCAATCAAGGAAGTTGGAGAGCAGGATACGTACTCTGTGGAAGCTTATCCAGATCACACGCTGATAGCCGACGATATCTACTCACATAACACCAGGGCCCTCGTTGAGAAGCTATCCTGGCATGCAGTCAATGGTTTCTTCGACGCATTTTTGTTTACCGTGCCAAACAGATCTCACCTGGATCCTGTTTTCCTTGGGCTACAGAAGAAGTTCAGAGTAAACCCACTACTACAGTTCTGGGTTGGAAGATACAGTGTAAACTCCCAACAATTTCTCATGAAGTTCCTAAACAATGTGACATTGACTTGTCGTATTGCTGGTACTAGCGGTACAGGTGTGAATGTGGTTGGTCTGCACGTTCCCGTTATTGTACTAGATGAGTGTTTGCCAAGTACAGCAATGATAAACTCTCAAAGAGGATTCAGGATGATAAGAACCCTAAGAAAGGGGGATAAGGTACTATCCTGGAATGGTCATGAGGTCGTAGAGGATGTTGTAACCCATTGTTGGAAGAAAGATAAGAACCAGAGAGAATTGGATATCCGGTCTGGGGATATTCGTATCCGGGTTGGTGAAAATCATAAATTATTCGATGGGACTACTTATAAGGCAGCATCAGAATTCTCTGTTGGAGATTTAATTTATACATTTAATAGACTTCGTAATGAACTTATTCCTATAAAGATAGATTTTCACAAAGAATTTAAGCGCGTTGGGTGTTATTTATACGACCTAGAGGTTGAAAATAATCATAATTTCTTTGTCAATGGTATTTTAACCAAGAATTCTGCTTACTATCCATGGCCAACTTGGGTTGAACTTCAGCAGGTTATGAATGACTGGGAACCAGGTCACCAAATTATTGTTTCTGGTGTACCAGACGGTAGAAGAGAAAAGAGTGTTCTCTACCAATGTTCTACATCGGAATCTTTTTCAAAGCATCAGGTTTCTGCTTACCAGAACCCAAGATTTACCAAAGAGGCTGAAGATCGTGCCATAGAGCAATTTGGTGGTAAGGACAGCCAAGACTTTATTCGCCAAATTTTGGGCGGACATGGTACCCCAACTTTTGCACTATTTGATCGTGAAAATATGCGGGTCGAGGATTATTACTACCCCACCACGAAGATATGGGGTATGAACCTTAGAAAAGATGCCCATGTTCTCAATCAGCTAATTCTGAATCTACCGTCTCCTCCGCGCTCAGCAAAAAGTCTTATCTTGGGGGTAGACCTTGGATACACGGAACCATCCATGTTGATAGGGTTATACCAAAAAGAAGACCTCTGGTATATCTTATTTCGTGTGGAATTGGCTAGAATTGAGTATAACATTCAGGAAAAATTCATTGATGAGCTTCATCATAAGTACAATTTTGATTACATCGGGTTAGATGTGGGTGCTGGTGGCCAGGGAAAGGCAGTTTATAATTCATTTATAAATCGAGATGAGTTCAAATCCAGGAATTATAGTAAGATTATTCTACCGGTGGAGTTCGGTGGTACCACTGTTGTAGGTCTGGATGAAGAAGGTAAAGAGCTTAAGGAACGTATAAAGCCATTCTCGGTCACAAAACTCCAAGAATTAGTAAACTCTTACCAACTAGTATTCTCCAAACGTGATGAAGATCTACTAGTTGAGTTGGAGCGTATCGTTTATACTCGCTCACCAGTCTCGGGCCAGATGGTTTATAAATCTATAACCCTCGGTGGTTCAGATCGTGGTGCTGACCATAGCTTTGCCGCGCTACTCACATTTGTAATGGTTTTATATGAACGAATCGAGAAAAGTACTGACAGAGGTCGAGAACCTCTGTACAGACCGCGATGGCTGCTATAGAGGATAAAATATGAGTGAAGTTATTGTTTCAGCAAGTACTAGGGTTACCAAAAGGTTAGGAGTGGGAAGCTCCGCTTACGCAGCCTTTGTGCAATCACCTGTGGGTACATCGCCCATGTATGGAGACTCGACTACATTTTTTAGTCTAGATGGGTCTCCTAGCGGCGGTGGAACAGGGGATGGAAGGTACCCAGACAAGTTAGGCAATCTGGAGAAAATGAATTTCCACCAGAGGCTACAGGTAATTCGATTCTTTTACGAGATGGATCCTCTGGCAAGTACTGCCGTGGATAAGACTGTGGAGATCGGAATAGGTCCCTTACTTTTTGATAGAAATGAGTGTACTGACAAAGAACTAGACTTATACAAGTCTGTTTTGCCGCTACTCAGGGAATACTTACAGAAAGCGGCAGTGGAATACTTACTCTCAGGATTAGTTATTCCGCAAGTTTCATGGAAGAGTATTACTTCTTCTGATCTTGATTTGCGCGGAAGAAGTACATTTGAGATGCCTGATAAGATTTGGATTCTAAATCCTGATAGCATTGTGCTTAAATTTAGTGGATTTAATGGGCAAGTTGATGCTTATATGACAGTTGATGACGAGCTTGCTTATTTCATACAACATAACGGGACTAAAAAGGATGGTACAAAAGATGTAGAATCCTACCAGAGAATGGTTGAAGAGTTCCCAGAATTTGTAGCCGCTGTTAAGCGTGGGGAGAAAGAAGTTCTCCTAGAAAATGCCACTATAATTAGAAGAAAACCAAAAACTTACGATCCCTACCCGTCCCCATACTTACTACCAGCAATTGAATCTCTTGAATTCAAGAGAAATCTCAAGAAGATGGATTATTCAATTGCTTCCCGGGTAATTAGTGCCATCATGCTCATCAAATTGGGCAATGATCTTTTCCCGCTGACAGAAGACGATGAAGATCAACTTACTGCACTGAAGACAGAACTCCTTTGGAGAAATAAACCTAATAATATAGAGCGGGTATTTCAACTATTTGGTAACCACACTCTAACGATAGAGTGGATTTACCCAGATACAGCGGCTATGTTGAATCAAGAGAAATATGCCGCAATAAACGAAGACATCTTTTATGCTCTAGGTTTACCTCGTATTATTGTTAGTGGTGAGACTCTAAGGTCAGCTTCTTCTTCGGCAGAATATGCTATGTTCTCTCCAGCAGAAAGTATGCGGAGGATGCGAGAAGATTTAATAATTTGGGCAAACCAACTTCTAAAAGATGTGAAAAAACGGAATAATCTCAAGAATGTTATCAATGTGAAATTTGACGAACTCCGTCTTTATGATATTGAGAAGTTGTCGAATGTTGCCGCTAAATTATTTGCAAGCAATGCTATAAGTCTGACTAGTTTGGCTCAATCTGCTGGTTATGACTTCGCGGCAGAAGTTGAACAAAAAGCCATAGAAAGGGACTTAATGAAAGAGTTTGATATACCAGAGTTCCCGGCAATGCCATTCTCTCCTTCCCCAAAAACAGTTGGTGCTCCGACGACAAAACCAACGGTAGAAAAACCAGCGGTAGCAAAACCAGAAACACCCAAACCGAAGGAGCCATAAAACTATTATAGATAAAGTAGAAGAATTTCTAATCGAGTTAAGAAATGGAAGCTAATTTTGAAGCATTATCTACTCCCTGCGACGGTATAGTAAACGGAATGGATGAGGCTACATCTGCCCTAGTACGTGATACAAAAAGCACATGGCTTAAGTTTATTTTTACAGATGATAAAGCCAACGGAAATAATCAAGCTGTATCTGCTGAGGAATTTGATAATCTAATTACTACTGGGTTGCACAAACCATTTAAAAAAGTACTGAATGTAGAGGCAGATCATGCAGGAGCTATACCGATTGGTACAATCACATCTCTAAAGAAAGAGGGCGATACCATAGTTGGATTGGCTAACATCTGGGATACAGAATATCCGCACGAATCTAAGTGGATCAAGGAACAACATGCCAACAAGAGCCCCCTGGAAACTTCTTGGGAGGTCATCTACCAGAATTCCAGTATTGACGACGCAGGAGTTGAGTGGTTGCACGATTGTACAACCAAGGGAGTTTGTCTGGTAAAATATCCAGCTTACGAGGGTAGAACCCCTATATTGGCCGTAGCCGCCAAGTGGTCCCCAAGCTATGTGAACAAATTGCCAAATACGGCATTTCTTCACATAAATGAGGATGGAAGGTATTTCCCTTACAGGGATTCCAACGGTGCTTTGGATATGGATCGTCTAAATGACATCCTTTTAGAGGCGCCAAAATCAAATCAATCACAACCGGTGATTGAGCAAGTATTAGCACGAGCTAGTCAATTTCTAAAACAAGGTGACACAAATATGGAAGACGCACAAAAGAAACTTGACGATGCTATGGCAGAAAAATCTACTCTTGAGGCAGAACTAGCCCAAGCAAAATCTTCACTTGAGGATCTTGTAGCTCTACAAAAAGAACTTGATGAGCTCAGATCTTACAAGCAGAAGACAGAGGAAGCTGCTGCCAAAGCACAGTTGAGAGGCATACGATTTGCTAAATTTGGTGAGGTTGGATTAAGTTTTTCCGCCGAACAATTTGATGCAGATGCCGATAAATGGTTATCTTTGAGTGAAGATCAGTTTACTTTTACGCTAGATATCCTCAAGGCGCTGAAACCAACCGATAATCCAATCGTCTCAAATGCATCCCTAGCACCTTTACTAAGTAAAGTAAATACTCCAAGTAGTGATGTAGAAACTCTAAGAAAATTTCTCTTAGAAAGAAAAGGTAAATAACTAATGGAAGTTCTTAAATATACTGATATTTTAGGGAAAGACACTTCCCGGGCAATAGTAGAAGGGAGAATGGTCTTCCTCGATGCATATGGTCGAGACAATCTACCCCACAGTGCTGCCCAAGCTGCTCTTTCCCGCTATTTAATCGCGTGGCCCGTAGAAAACAGAAGCATTCCTATGTACGAGCCCTATCCAACCTACACTCGTGCTCTGCGACGTGGGTTTGATCAGGCTGGGAATGTTCCCTTCACTGCGGCTGTCCGCACCTGGTTCCCTAATCTTTCGGATGAGCCAGA